TAAATTATGGCAATTACATCAGCAATTTGTAACAGTTTTAAACAAGAAATTTTACAAGGTGTACACAATTTCACTGCAAGCACAGGTGATACTTTTAACTTAGCTTTATATACAAGTTCAGCTTCACTTGGTGCAGGTACAACTGCGTATACTACATCAGAAGAAGTTTCTGGAACTGGTTACACTGCAAAAGGAAATGCTCTTACAAGTGTGACTCCCACTTTAGACTCATCAACAGCTGTTTGCGATTTTGCTGATACAAGTTTTACTTCAGCATCTTTTACAGCAAGAGGTTGTTTAATATTCAACGACTCAGCAGCTAGTGATCAAGCAGTTTGCGTAATCGATTTCGGTGCAGACAAAACTGTAACAAGTGGAACTTTCACAATTCAATTTCCAACAGCAGACGCAAGTAACGCGATCATTAGAATAGCGTAGGGAGGGTTAACGGATGTCCGTTACTCAAACCTTCACGGTAACGGTAGCCAACCCCGGTGCCGGTAATCGTTATTATATTGACGGTGTATTACAAGATACAGTCAATTTAATTGAAGGTAAAACTTACAGGTTTGATCAATCAGATAGTTCTAATTCTGGACACCCATTAAGACTTTCAACAACACCACATGGAACACTGGGTGGTGGTTCTGAATACACAACAGGTGTAACAACAAACGGAACACCAGGATCTTCTGGAGCTTACACAGAAATTACAGTCGCAAGTTCTGCGCCAACTTTATACTACTATTGTACAAATCACTATGGAATGGGTGGCCAAGCTAATACCCCTGATCCACACTCTTCTATAACTTATACAGTTACCGTACAAAACGTAGATGGTTCAAATTATTATTTTATTAATGGTATTCAACAAGATGTATTATTTCTTGAAAGAGGAAACACATACACATTTGATGATTCTGATTCCTCTGTATCATCGCATCCACTAGCTTTTTCAACAACACCTGATGGAACTCACAACGGTGGATCCTATTACAATACCGGCACTACAAGAAACGGTTCTCCAGGTCAACCTGGAGCTTATGTACGAATTGTAGTTGCAGATGATGCACCTGATCAGCTTTATTATTTTTGTCAAAATCATTCTGGAATGGGTGGTGCTATGTATTTGTCTGATACTTATTCATGGGGAGAGTTTTCTTGGGGTGATAATACTTGGCAATCGGCCGTTGTTTTACAACCTGTAACAGGCTTTGATGATTTAACAACATCAGTTGGTGATGGCACCAACATGGGTGTTCCTCAAACTGGATTTGGTGGTCGAACATGGAGCACAGGAGAATGGGGTGCAGTAAATGATGATACTGTTGAAATAACTGGTTTTGGATTAACAACATCTTTAAACGCAGAGGGCGTTGATTCTTATTCATTAAATGGTTGGGGTAGAAATGGTTGGAATGAAGAAGTTTGGGGTGATAGTTACAATCCTGTTATAACTTTAGACGGTCAAGGTTTAACTTCATCTGTTGGTTCAGTAGAATCTTTTAATGAAAAAGGTTGGGGTGGTAGATTTTGGAATGAAGGTGAATGGGGACAAGTTGGTGACACTAGTGTAGAACCTACTGGTTTTGGATTAACATCTAGTGTTGGAACTATAGAAGCTTATAATGAAGTTGGTTGGGGCCATGATGCCTGGGGTGAAGAAGCTTGGGGACAAGCAAATGATGCAGTAGCAGAACTAACAGGAATATCTGCAACAACAACTTTAGGTACATTAACTTTTGATTTAACTTCAAATGTTTTCCCGACAGGTGTATCAGCAACATCTTCAACTGGTAGTCCAACTATTATTACCGATGCTGATGTAACTTTATCAGGTCAATCATCAACTACTTCTTTAGGAACTGTAAATATTATAGAAGCAATAGGAGTAGACGGACAATCTGCTACTTCTAGTGTTGGATCATTAACACCTGCAGATGTTATGGGTGTAACTGGATTAAGTGCTACTACAGATGTAGGAGATATTGAAATATCTTCAAATCCTATAATACTTCTTTCTGGATTTGGATTAACTTCTAATAATGGTTCTTTAGAACCTGCTGATGTAATGGGAGTTACAGGACAATCTGCTACTTCTAGTGTTGGAACAGGGTTGTCAATTACCACAACTTTTGATATAACTTTAACAGGTTTATCCGCAACATCGAGTGTAGCTGGATTTGGCACTGCCACAGGCTTTGGAATACAGTCATATTCTGACGTTGACACTGGTTCAAATTCATCGTATACAGATGTTGCAACGGGATCTAATACAAGTTATACTGACGCTGCATAGGAGAAAATTATGGCATCAACATATACACCTTTAGGTATAGAACTTCAGGCAACTGGTGAAAATGCCGGTACTTGGGGTACTAAAACTAATACTAACTTACAAATCTTTGAACAAATCGCAGGTGGATTTACACAACAATCAATTGCTGGTGGCGCACAAACAACTGCATTAACAGTTTCTGATGGATCAACTGGTGCTGTAATGTCTCACAGAATGATTGAATTCACAGGTACAATTACAGGAAATCAAATTGTAACTATTCCTTTAGACACACAAACTTTTTATTTTTTAAGAAATTCAACAACAGGTGCTTACACTGTACAATTTAAATATGCATCTGGTTCAGGATCTACATTTACTTTTGCAGCAGCAGATAAAGGCGATGGTGTTGTATTTGCAACTGCAAACGATGGTACTAATCCTGACATTCTTACTTTACCTAATGTTTCTTTAACTGGAACACAGACTCTAACAAACAAAACTTTAGAGTCACCAATAATTGGTACAGGTTTAAATGATTCTAACGATAATGAAATTGTAAAATTTACTGCTACAGGTTCTGCTGTAAACGAAATTACAGTAACAAACGCAGCAGCTTCATCTGACCCGTCTATTTCTGCTACAGGAACAGATACAAATATTGATTTAAATTTAGTTGCAAAAGGAACTGGAGTTGTTCAATCAAACGGATCAGCAGTAGCTGTTACAGGTAAACAAACTATTTGGGTTCCTGCTACAGCAATGTATGCAACAACTACAAACGGATGTGCGGACATTGATCAAACAGAATTAACAGCTGGTCAGCCAGAACTTAAAACATTAGATTTTGATCCTTCTTCTGATGAGAATGCACAATTTACTATTGCATTTCCTAAAGCGTGGGATCCATCACAACTTATAATGTATCAAGTTTTCTGGACAGCTAACTCAACAAATACAGGTGACTGTATTTGGAATTTAAAAGGCGTGGCAATAGCAAATGATGATGCAATTGATACAGCGTTTGGAACTGCAGTAGCGGTAACTGATGCTCATAGCGGTACAGCTAATGACTTAAATGTTACGGCTCAAAGTTCTTCAGTGACTATTGCTGGATCTCCAGCAGCTGATGAAGATGTGTTCTTTAACATTTCAAGAGACGCAGATAACGGTTCTGATACGTTTACAGGTGACGCTAAACTATTAGGTATTAAAATATTCTTTGCTACTAATCTGCCTAACGACGCATAATAGGAGGACGTAGTGTCAAACTTTGGATATAGAGTATTAGGTTTCGGAGCCGGAGGAAGAACAATAACCCCATATGTTGCAGGTACTGGTGGAAACACTACCATAACTGATGGTGATTACAAAATTCATGTTTTCACTGGAGATGGGACTATGACCATTGATAATGAAGGAACACCTGCAGGATCAAATTCAGTAGAGTATTTTGTTGTTGCAGGCGGTGGCCCAGGTGGTGGAAGATTCCGTGGCGCAGGCGCGGGAGGCGGAGGATTTAGAACTAATTATCCAAGTCCTGCTTTTGGTGGTCTTCCTGTAGCATTTACATCATATCCTGTACAAGTTGGTGCAGGTGGTGGATCATCTCCTTCACCTAGATATTCAGCAGCAACACCTTCAATTTTTAGTACGATCACTTCTACAAGAGGTGGAGGACACGGCACACCTGGAGGATCAGGTGGCGGAAATAATGGAACATCTGGAAATGGAACTGGAAACGCAGGTGGATACTCTCCACCAGAAGGAAATCCAGGAGGAAACTCTACGGGTGGATGTTCGCCAGGAGCAGGTGGCGGAGGTGGAGCGAATAGCTCAGGAAGTAATGGATCACCTGGATTTACTACACCAGGAGGAAGTGGTGGAAATGGAGCAGGTATTTCAACATCATTCTTTGGACCAACAGCACCAAGTTACGGAGAACCAGGACCATCAGGTTCTAATAGATATTTTTCCGGAGGCGGTGGAGGAGGAACTTATTCTCCAGGATCTGCTGGTGGAGGCGGATATGGAGGAGGGGGAACTGTAAACTCTCCAAGTCCAGCTAACTCTGGCGGCGGTGGAGGCGGTGGAAACACCGGAGCAGGAGATTGTTCACCAGGATTAGGAGGATCAGGATTTGTAGCAATAAGATACAAGTTCCAATAGTATTATGGCACACTTTGCAAAATTAGATGAAAACAATGTTGTACTCTCTGTTCATTCAGTAGCAGATGAAAATATGATGAAAAATGGATCACCAAATGAAGAAGTAGGTATTAACTTTTTAAGAAACGTACATGGTTGGCAAGATTGGAAACAAACTTCATATCATACAAGAAAAGGAAGATATCTAAATAATGATGGATCAGTTGCATCTGATCAAAGTAAAGCGTTAAGAAAAAATTTTGCATGTCCTGGATTTACATACGATTCAACAAGAGATGCATTTATACCACCTAGACCAGAGAATGATGACGGAGTAGTGTTTAATAGTTGGACTATAAACGAAACTACTTGTGACTGGGAAGCACCGGTCGATATGCCTTCGAGTCAAACAAATGGTGTTGATGATCTTTATCATTGGAATGAAGGAACCCAATCATGGGACAAAGAGGTTGTTTGGAGAGAATAAACACAACACACTAAATTCCTATGAAAGAAATAGAGCTGTCAAAAAAATTTATCTTACAAGGAAAACTACCTTTACATTTATCTAAAGTTAATTTTGAAAACATATATGATTTTGTAAGTTGGAGTATTCAAGATAAACATGAAAGAAATTTAAATAGATTTGAAGATCTTAGTATACCTATATGTCAGGATATTGTTTGGATTCTTGATTACGCTGAAGCAAAATATCAACTTATAAGAGGTAAAACATTAAGAAGAAAATCTTTAGATGTCATGGTGCATTGGAAAAACGAGGGTTCTTTAAAAAGACATCACCTGCACTATCCTAATTTAAAAGATAGTCCTGATGTTGTCATGCTATATTTTATAGACAGTGATGATAACAATATGATAATTGAATATGATGATAATCGTAAGAAAGGATTGTATTGGACGATGCCAATAGAAAGTAACAAGTATGTAATGTTTAATTCTAATCTAGAATATTATCTTTTACCCAATAAAACAGATAAACAAAGGATAGTTTTAAGAGTTACTTACGAAGAGACTACACCAAACTGTTAGTTAATGAATTTAAAAAATATATATTGGTATTTTCAAAGTGCCTTATCTCCTAGGTTTTGTGATGAACTTATCAAATACGGTAACATGCAAAAAGAACAAACAGCCATAACAGGTAAATTTAAAGATAAGAAAAATTTAGCTGGCAAAGATCTTAAAGATTTAAAAAAGAAAAGAGATTCTAACATTGTATGGTTAAATGATCATTGGGTATATAAAGAAATCTTACCTTATGTAAAAAGAGCTAATGAAAATGCAGGTTGGAATTTTCAATGGGATATATCCGAGTCATGTCAATTTACTAAATATAAATTAAATCAATACTATGGTTGGCATTGTGATTCGTGGGATGAGCCTTACGACAGACCAAATGATCCATCACATGGAACAATAAGAAAGTTATCTGTTACATGTAGTTTATCTGACCCTCGAGATTATGAAGGAGGAGAATTAGAGTTTGCAAAAAACAATAGTGATCCAGGAAAGAAGATTGAGACAAGCACTTGTTCAGAAATACTTCCTAGAGGTTCTATTGTAGTATTTCCATCTTTTGTTTGGCATAGAGTAAAAAAGGTTACGAAAGGAACTAGATATAGTTTAGTTATTTGGACTTGTGGAAAACCTTATAACTAGACAATTATTTTAGATAATATATAAACAAGGTATGAAAGAAGAGAATTATTTTGCATCACCTGTGTTAATTGATTATCAGCCTGATTGGGTTAGTCTTTTAAATAAAGCAAGTAATGTACATATTAAAAACGCTAGAAATAAAAATAAAGATATAATTAAGTCTACAAAAGACTTTGGTCTTATTCATCATTCTGATGGTCTACAGTCAGACCCTAATTTTAAAAATCTTTTAGATTATGTTGTAGATAACAGTTGGAATTTTTTAGACAAACAAGGTTATAATTTAAAAAACTATGTACCAGTAGTTACAGATTTTTGGGTACAAGAAGCTTCTAAAAATGGAGGAGCATATCAACACACACATGTTCATCCAAACAGCCATGTATCGGGTTTTTATTTTTTAAAAGCATCTGCTGCAACTGCACAACCCGTTTTCTTTGATCCAAGACCTTCAGCTGCTATGGCAAAACTACCAGTTAAATTAAATAAAGAACTAAATGCATCTAATATTCAAGTGACTCACGAATGCGTGCCTGGTTCTATAATTATTTTTAATAGTTATTTACCGCATGCTTTTACGGTTGATTCTGGAAAAGAACCTTTTAGATTTATACACTGGAATATACAAGCTGTGCATGGAGACTTAATAAGGGGGACAGCACCTACTATATGAGTTTTAAAAATAAAAAATACGAAATAATTAAAAAAGCTATAAGTCCTGAGCTAGCTAAGTTTTGTTATAATTATATGTTACTCAAAAGAGATGTTGCTGATACGATGTTTAGAACAAAATATATTTCTCCTTTTGAAGAAGCATTTGGTGTTTGGGAAAAAACACATCAACAAGTCCCTGACACATACGCTCATTATTCTGACATAGCTATGGAGACACTACTGCTTAAACTACATCCTCTTATGGAAAAGAAAACAGGTATGAATCTTTTTGAAAACTATTCTTATGTAAGAATATATAAAAAAGGTGATGTTTTAAAAAGACATAAAGATAGGTTTAGTTGTGAAATATCTACAACATTAAACCTTGGAGGAGATCCATGGCCTATTTATTTGGAGCCTTCTGGTAGAGAAGGATTAAAAGGAGTTAAGGTAAATTTAAAACCTGGTGACATGTTAATATATAGAGGAGAGGACTTAGAACATTGGAGAGAATCTTTTGAAGGTGAAAAATGTGTTCAAGTTTTTTTACATTATAACAGTGAGGACACACAAGGTGCTGAAAAAAATTTATACGATACAAGACCACACCCCGGTTTACCTTCATGGTTTAAAAGAAGATGATTACATACAGCGATAATTATTTGTACGGATTTCAAACAAACTCTATAGACAATAAAAAGTTGGTAGAGCATTGTTTAGATATAGAACAAACTTTAATAAGTAACTTTGCTTTAATTGATCCTAAGTGGCATGGCAATGTGCCTGCAGCTCATAATCATAAGTATAATCTTCTTACGTTTCCTGGTCCTGATTTAAATAAATTATATGCGGAGCTAGTAAAAAATATAACACCATTATTAGAAGACAAAATCTACGTTATAAAAAGTTGGTTAAATGTATTTAGAAAAGGAGAAAAAATAGATTGGCACCCACACTGGCAACCAGAACATAAAGTTTGGCATGGTTTTTATTGTGCACAAGTCGGTGACAGTTTTACAGAATATAGAATACCTAATGTTAAAAATACTGTCAAAGTATTAAGTAAAGAAGGGTTAATAGTTATTGGTAAAAGTGCTGGTGATGAGCACAGTAGTTCAGTATGGAAAGAATCTAAACGACCACGTATTACAATAGCGTTTGATATAATTCCTGTAGAATCTGTACCAAATAGATTATATGGAAACCATTTTATACCTTTTAAAATATGATAAATTTTGCTGAAATACCGATAAGAGTTTATAAATTTAATGAATTAGATAATAAAAAGTTAATAGCTGCTTTTAAAGAATACTTAGATGGTTGTAAATGTTGTAGCGAATATCCTAACTGTCCACACCCTAAAGAACAATCAGCTTCTAACGCTTTAGATATACCTCATTCTGAAATTGTTAAATTAAATCAAAGCTACTACAATATTTTAAAATCGGTATTTCCAAACAATGAAGTAGACCAAACATTATCTTGGGTTTTATATGTTAAACCTGGAATAACTAATCCGGCAGTATGGCATAATCATTTTCAAGAAGAACATAAATCTAAAGTACAGGTCTCTGGAATTTGTTATTTAACTGAAACAGAACACGGAACAGAGTTTTCAAATGAGTTTTTTAAAACTGAAACTGTTCCTGTATTACATCATTGGTACCTATGGCCATCTCAATTAGGCCACAGACCAAAAGAAATTAAAAATGATAAACCTAGATGGATTATAGCAACCAACACTGTTTTTAAATGATTGATTATTACCACCCTTTCTTCGGACCTTTTTTAATGCAGACTAAACTAACTGATGAAGAATTAGCTGCTGTAAAAAAATTATGTGTTAAGTCCAAAAAACGTGACTTTAGGAAAAAATTAGCAGGAGTTATTAAAGAAGAGTTTTATATACATAGAGATAAATTTCAAAAAATTATACAAGAATATTTAGATTGTTATAAATACGGTTACGAAAAATTTTACAATAATAAAAATATAGGACCTCTAGAGTGTAATTCTGCTTGGGTTAATTACATGGTGGCTGGGGAATCTAATCCTCCACATACACATAACGCGTGTCAGTTTTCTAGCGTTTTGTATTTAGAAACTCCACCAGACCTTTTGAAAGAAAATAAAGACTATATGGGAACATCTTTTGGACCTGGAGCTGTAATATTTAGATACGGAGAACAGAGACAACACAATATAACAGAACATGCACACCTGCCTGAAGCAGGAGATCTTTTTATATTTCCATATAATCTATTGCACTATGTTATTCCTTTTGAAAGTAAAGGTGAACGAGTTTCTGTGGCTGCTAATTTTGATGCGAAAGTACACCCAGAATGATAGTTGTTGGATTAGGAAAAGCTTGTAATAATTCAAGTATATCGGTTTCTAAAAATGGAAAGTTTTATAAGTATTTAAAATACGAAAGAGAAAAAAATATAAAACAAATACCAGCACCCGACTGGTGGTTTTACAAGAAACTACATGACTGGAATATTAATTTAGAAGATGTAGATTTATTTGTCTATACAGATTCTGGTGTGTGGAATGATGATTATAGAATTCCTCTTTTTCCGCACGAAGATACTTTATACTGGGCACGCAAAAAAGATTTTCATAATTCTAAGGAGATATTATTGGATCATCATAATGCGCATGCATGGTCTAATTCTTGTTTTAACGAAACAAAACAGTTTGTAGTTATTGACGGTGAAGGATCTAATAAAAATTATTCTACTTCATGGAATGGTGTAGACTTTCATAGAAAAAAGGGAGTAGGTCCTGGAGCAATTTTTATATTTTTAGAAGAACCCATGAAACTTCATGATGGTGGATACGGAAATGTTTCTGGTAAGATTATGGGATTAATGGAGTATGGAAAAATAAATAAAAAACTTTTTAATAAAATGATCGATATGGATAGAAATAGTTTTTATAAATTTATAAAAGACTCTTATGTTTACGATAACATAACAAATTCAGAGTGGTTAGATTTTTTAAAGACTATCGACGAAGTTTGTTTTGAGTGGGTAAAAGAATCTTTTGTTCCCATAGATAAAAAGAAAGAAGTTATATACTCTGGGGGATGTGCCTTAAACATTAATTGGAATAAAAGATTATTAGACATGGGGTATAAATTGAATATAGAACCACCTGCGTATGATGGAGGTATATCTATAGGTTGTGTTAGATTTGGACATGCAATGTTAAAAGAACCAATTAGTTTTTTTAAAAACTATCCTTATATTCAAGAAGATGAATCACCTAAAAATGTAGCCTCATCTAAAACAATTAATAAAGTAGCTAAATTATTATCTCAAAATAAAATAGTAGGTTGGTATCAAGGACATGGAGAAGTTGGACCAAGAGCACTAGGAAATAGGTCAATATTAATGAACCCTATGATTAAAGATGGAAAAAACATACTTAACAAAAAAGTAAAACACAGAGAACCATGGAGACCATACGGAGCTTCTGTTAAAAAAGATAAAGCTAAACTATATTTTGATATAGATGATTCTCCCTATATGTTATTTTCAACTAAAGTATTAGTGTCTAACATGCCGGCAATTACTCATGTTGATGGAACATGCAGACCACAAACAATTACTTCAGATCAAAATCCTGTTTTTTATAAGCTGTTAGATTCATTTGAAAAAGAAACAAAAGTACCTGTTCTTTTAAACACATCTTTAAATGTAGCAGGCAAACCAATATGCAGTAATATAAAAGATGCTATGTATTTATTAAAAACAACAGAGCTAGATTATTTATGTGTAGGAGATAAAATATATGATAAAAGTAACATCCTTTAAAGATCACTTACTTCACAAAAATAAGGTTCTTAGTTTAATTAAAAAAATGCCAAACACATCCAGAAATGATGTTTCAGAATCTTTAGCTAAAACAGATTTTTATTTATCACCAAAAGACTCCAGAGAATATTGGGATTATTTATTTCCTTATTTAGAAAAATTTTTTCTAAACATGGCAAGTAATTTAAAAAGTCAATACTATATCATACATAAAGCATGGTATCAGCAATACAATAAACAATGTTTTCAAGGCTGGCACAATCATTCAGGATGTCAGTTTTCTAGTGTGTATTTTTTAGAACTACCAAATACTCAAATAGCAACAGAGTTTTATGATGGAACCAAGGTAAAAGTTAAAGAAGGAGATATACTAACTTTTTCATCACATCTTTATCATAGATCACCTATAAATAACTCTGATAAAAGAAAAAGCGTAATAGTATTTAACTCTTCATTTGAAGGATTTAAATTATGATAGATATAAAAAGAAATTTTTTAGATAAAAAAGACTTAAATAAATTAAATGAATTAGTTTTAAGTAACGTCTTTGAATGGTTTATTCAAGGTGTGTACGATGATAATGATGATAAAAAACAGTTTGTACATATATTCTATAAAAACAATAATCCATCTAGTCATCATTTTAATATACTTAAACCCATCTTAGATAAACTAGATATTAAACGTTTAATAAGAATTAAATTAAATCTTTTGACCAAAACTTCTAGGATTGTAGAACATGATTACCACAAGGATAGTGAGCTATCCAATGCACTGACGTCTATTTTATATCTTAATACCAATAATGGTTATACCAGATTTAAAGAACAAAATATAAAATCACAAGAAAACACACTTATTACTTTTCCAAGTGCTAAATTTCATTCTGGAACTACTTGCACTAATCAAGATTTTAGGTTAGTATTAAATATGGTTTACGAGGCTTTTTAGGCTCTAAACTATTGTTGATAATATTAGTTCTTAATAGTATAATTATTTATGCTACAAAAAATAGGATTTCAGCCAGGTATTAATAAACAAATTACTCCCACAGGAGCAGAGGGTCAATGGATTGACTGCGACAATGTGCGGTTTAGATATGGTATACCTGAAAAAATAGGTGGCTGGAATCAACTAGGACAAATTAATTCTAATGAGCTGACAGGCGCAGGAAGAGGATTACATCATTTTGTAAATACTGCTGGAAGAAGGTACGCTATAGTAGGTACTAATAGAATACTGTATGCATTTTCTGGTAATGTATTTTACGATATACACCCTATAAAAAGCACTACAACTCTTACAAGTGCTTTTACCACTACGAATGGATCGACTTCAGTCACCATAACTTTTTCTACAGCTCACAATATAAATCCACAAGACATTGTCTTATTAGATAATTTTACATCTATTACTGGTTCTGACTATAGTGCCTCTGATTTTGATGATAAAAAATTTATGGTTACTTCTGTACCTAGTGGAACAACAATAACTGTTACAATGCCATCAGCTGAAACAGGATCTGGTGCAACAACATCGGGCGGTATTAGAGTACAGCATTACTATCCAGTTGGAACTCCAGTTCAAGAAAAAGGGTTTGGTTGGGGTCTAGGAACTTTTGGTGGTGTAGCTAATGGAGCTGTTACAACTACTTTAAACGGTGCAATAGATGCTTCAACAACAACTATAGTATTAGCAAATGCATCACAGTTTCCATCTACAGGAACTAATTTTATTTTAATTGGAACAGAAATGATACAGTACACTGGTGTTAGCACTAACACTTTAACAGGTGTAACTAGGGGAGCTAGAGGAACTACAGCTGCATCTCACAGTGACGGAGTCACGGTTACCAACGCTACAGACTACGCAGCATGGAATGAACAAACAGAAGAAGGACTAGCTTTAGATCCAGGCATGTGGTCATTAGATAATTTTGGTGACAAAGCAATTTGTTTAATTCATGATAGTGCTTGCTTTGAATGGGACTCTAGCGCAGGTAATGCTACAGAAACTAGAGCAACTATTATATCTGGTGCACCAACTGCATCTAGGCAAATGTTAGTATCTACCCCGGATCGTCACTTAGTTTTCTTTGGAACAGAAACAACTATTGGAGATGCATCTACTCAAGACGACATGTTTATTAGATTCTCAGATCAAGAAGATATAAATACTTACACACCAACAGCAAACAATACGGCAGGTACACAAAGACTTGCTGACGGATCTAAGATAATGGGAGCTATTCGTGGTAGAGATGCAATTTATGTTTGGACCGACACAGCTTTATTTACTATGCGTTTTGTTGGTCAGCCTTTTACTTTTGCATTTGCACAAGTTGGAACTAACTGTGGACTTGTTGGACAGAATGCGTGCGTAGAAGTAGATGGTTCTGCATACTGGATGTCTGAAAATGGTTTTTTTAGATATGGTGGTAGACTAGAATCGTTACCGTGTTTAGTAGAGGATCATGTCTATGATGATATAAATCTAACATCAGGTAACCAAATGGTGTCTGCAGGATTAAATAACTTGTTTGGTGAAGTGATATGGTTTTATCCATCAGCAACATCAGACGTTATTGATAAACAAGTAAGTTATAATTATTTTGACTCAACACCACAAAGACCTGTATGGACTGTTGGAACTTTAGCTAGAACTATGTGGCGTGATTCTGCTGTGTTTGGTAAACCGCATGCAACAGAATATGATGCAGATACAGATACATCTTTTGATGTTGTAGGCAACACGGAAGGTAGAACTTCATATTATGAACACGAAACAGGGACCGATCAAAATAAAAACGGAACTATAACTGCAATTACTTCTAGTATATCTTCTGGTGATTATGATATTACACAGAGGGCTACGAGAAGCACTCAAGGCATATCTGGTGTCGCAGACTTTAGAGGAGATGGTGAACATCTAATGAAAATAAGAAGATTCATTCCTGATTTTGTATCACAAACAGGAACAACTAGAGTTACAATACAATTAAAAAATTATCCTAATAGTACACAAGCAAGTTCACCTCTTGGACCTTTTGATATTACATCATCTACGACTAAAGTAGATACGAGAGCAAGAGCTAGAGCTGTTGCCTTAAAAATAGAAAACACTGCTGCTGACCAAAGTTGGAAGTTAGGAACTTTTAGATTGGATGTACAACCAGATGGTAGAAGATAATGGCAAAAATTACACAAGTAATAACTAGACCCTCTCAAGAATACGACTACACTGTAGCTGAAGCACAGACTAGAGATCTAGATGGTATAGTTCAAAAATTAAATACTACGTATCAACAAGACTTAAAGGATGAGGTAGAAGCTCAAAACTTCTTTTTAAATTAATGGCTAATAATTTTATAAATAAAAAGGTAGATTTAACAACAACTGATCTAACTACTTTATATACAGTGCCATCAGCAAGAACTGCTGTGGTAAAATCAATATTAGTTTCAAATGATTCTGGATCTAGTTGTAATATAGATGTGACTTTAGTAGATGCATCTTCAGCTATATTTAGTTTATTTAAAACCAAAGCGGTGGATACTAATACTACAGCAGAACTTTTAACTCAGCCTCTTATTGTAGAGGAAAGTGAGTCATTGAAAGTACAAGCAAGTGACGCGAACGAGCTGCACGACATAGATTAAATATTAAAAATACAGCCTAGAGAAGTGGTATCATAATGAAAGTAATAAAACCAAAAAAGATAATAACTACAATAAAGAATAAAAAAACAGGTAAAACATACAAAGATGAAGAAGAACTAAAAGCCGCTAATATCCCAGAAGAAGATGTACAAAGGGATGTAACTGTGGTAATGCCTAGTTTAGACTTATTTGGAGATGTAAAACTATGAGCAAAAAACCAGTATTACAAGGTGGGGTGCAAAACTACTTAGGTAAACAAAAACAAGTTACTGCCCCTGTAAAATGGAAATCTAGTCCAGATCATCCTGAAACAGAATTAGCTTATATTACAAAAGCAGAAAAAGATTTACTTGTTAAACAAGATTTACACGGCTCACTAAAAGGTGGTGTTAATAAAGGACCATCAGGTATCATGAGTTTGAATGGTTTTGGATCAAAAGATGAAAGTCAAAATGTTTCTGGTGCAGCAGCGAGTGCAGCAGAGTCTGGTAGAAATACATCAGATACACTAGCTGAAGGAATGAGTGCTCAAGATGTAAGAGATTTTCAAGCTGCAGCAGTTGCATCTGGTGCAGGCCAAAGAGTCAACCCAGGTTTTTTTGATAGCAGAAATACAGTAGATCCTGAAGTATTAGCCAGAGCTAAAGGTTTTAGTCCAGCTGCTTTTAAAGCAACTAGAGGTGGTGGATTAATGGGATTCTTATCAGGTGGTGGTTTTTTTGGAAATCTTATAAGAGGACTTGGTCAAAGATTTGGTTTAGGTAAAAGATACGATCAACCAACTTACGGCATGTCTAGATTTAGTGGTCTGCCTTTAGGTGGATCTGCTGCTTTTGCAAATTTAGATATTAGAGATAAGTTTGATAGAAGGGGTAACTTGATAGTAGATGAGGATGACGAAGAAAAAATCATTACTGACACAGGATATCCTGGAGAAAATAAAAATTTTTTTACAACAACTGATGATCTAATATCTAC